TCAAACCTGTCTATTCAGTCAGTAAAAACAGCAGACCGAATGTAAGGGTGGTGAGCTTTAACGGTTACGAGCAAAGAGTAACTTTCGGTCTAAACCAAAATCCAAAGAGTTATTCCTTAGATTTCAGCGTTAGTGATAGTGAAGCAGATGAAATTGAGACTTTTTTAGATGCTAGAGCTGCTGATGCAGCAGCTTTTACATGGACCCCACCAGATACAAGTACTTCGGGTAATTATGTTTGCAGTAGTTGGACTCGATCAATGTTTGATTTCCAACGAAGCAAAATAAGTGCAACTTTCCGTCAAACGTTTTCACCATAAATGGCTTTTACTGCTTGGGCTGCTTCAACTGCTTATAGCGTTGGTGACGTAAGAAGAGCAACAACGCTCCAGCCAACTGGTCTTATTTTCAAATGTACTGTTGCAGGAAATTCTGGCAGTTCAGAACCTCCTTGGCCTACAGATGTCAACGGAACAACAGTAGACGGAGAAGTTACATGGGTTGGCATCAGTGCGCTTTACGACGATTTATCTTCGTTAGCTCCTGATACTGTCATTGAATTATTTGAACTTCGACCAACATTAGATCTACATGGAACAACAGATATAACGAGATGGCATTGCGGAGTAGCGACAGACAAGGTTAGTAATATCACTTGGAACGGTAATTCTTATATTCGGATGCCAGTTCAAGCAGATGGTTTTGATTTCACTTCAGCAGGAACTTTACCGAGACCAACTCTTACTGTTGCTAATACTTTTCCTATTTTTGCTGCTTCTATATCAGCTTTACTAATTGATGTTAATAAAACAACAGCAGGTAATGACTTAGGAGGCGCAGAGGTAAGAAGAATAAGAACATTAAAGAAATATCTTGATGGAGAATCTGCCGCTGATCCTTCTGCTACATGGCCTGAAGAACGTTGGTATGTAGATAGGAAGTCTTCAGAAAATAGAGATGCTGTTGTATTTGAGCTTGCTTCTAAATTCGACCTTGCAGGGATGCATGTTCCAAAGAGACAGTTAGTCTCAAATATTTGTCAATGGGCTTATCGAAGTTCTGAATGTAGTTACTCAGGTAGTAATTATTTTGATATTAATGACAATGATGTCTCTACTTTAGCTGCTGATCGTTGTGGTAAACGTTTAAGTAGCTGCAAGAAAAGATTCGGTGAAAATGGAGAACTACCCTTTGGTTCATTTCCAGGAGCAGGAAGAATTAAATGATGTTACCTTCTAATATTAGAGACGCTGCACTAAAGCAAGCAAAAGAGGAGTTTCCAAGAGAAAGTTGTGGTTTAGTTGTTGTTATAAAAGGGAAAAGACGTTATTTCGCTTGTAAAAACATAGCTGAGACACCCTACGAACATTTTGTTTTAGATCCAAATGATTATGCCGAAGCTCAAGACAAAGGCGAGATCATAGCCGTAGTTCACTCACATCCGAAAACTAATCACGCTCCATCTCAAGCCGATAAAGTAGCTTGCGAAAAAACAGGATTACCTTGGCACGTTGTTAATCCAAACACAGAATTATGGGGTTACTGTGAACCTTCTGGCTACGAATTGCCTTATGTTGGCAGAGAGTTTGTCCATGGAATCATTGATTGTTATACGCTTTGTCGAGATTGGTATAACAAAGAATTAGGGCTAAATCTAAGAGATTATGAAAGACGAGATGATTGGTGGCATAAAGGACAAAATTTGTATTTAGATAACTTCAAAAGAGAAGGTTTTCATGAGATAAAGGAAGAAGAATTGCAGTTTGGCGATGCTTTATTAATGCAAATAGAATCACCAGTTCCTAATCATGCGGCTATTTTTTTGGGGGAGAATTTAGTTCTCCATCACGTTCAAGGAAGATTGTCCTCCAGAGATGTGTATGGAGGCTATTATCAAAAGAATACTGCGAAGGTATTAAGGCATGAAAGTCGTTAAGGTTTACGGGGAATTGAAAAAACGCTTGGGGGGCAAAAGCCAGTTCAAGTTTGACGTTCGTACTCCAGCGGAAGCACTTAAAGCTTTGTGTGCAAACTTTCCTGGTTTAGACCAATGGTTATTAGATAGTGAAAAAGATGGAGTTGCTTATAAGGTTCTTTTAGGAAAAGATCGTATCCATGAAGAAAATGTAGAAAAACTAGTGCACCCCTGGAGCGAGAAAGAGACCTTTAGGATTACCCCTGTTATTGCTGGTGCTGGTGGCGCAGGGAAATTTTTAGCAGGAGCATTTCTTGTTGGTCTTGCCATTGTGCTTCCAGGTGCAGGTATGTTTGCTGGTGGTGCAATAGGTTTTGGTGCTACTGCTACAACTTTAGGTGCGACACTAACCGCAGCAGCAGGAAATTTAGGTATTTATTTAATGCTTTCAGGTGTTGCTCAGATGCTTTCTCCTACTCCTAAAACTCCTGACCTAAATGCTAATAAGATCAAAAACTACTCATTTAGCGGCATTATAAATACGACTTCCCAAGGTTTTCCAGTACCCATTTGTTACGGAAGATGCTTCACTGGATCAGCAGTCATTTCAGCAGGTTTAGATGTTGCCTAAATGGATAAAGAACTCACTGAACAACTAGGCTTTGGCATCGCTGGTGCAGGTGGTGGTGGTGGCTGTTTCATAGGAAAGACTCTAGTTTCCACTCCTGACGGACACAAACCTATATCAGAAATAAAAGAAGGAGATATCGTTTTAAGTTTCGATGACCAAGCAGCAATACACGAGGCAAGAGTTCTCAAAGTCCACGAACATGAAAACGAAGAGATATGGGAATATAGCTTCTGGGGCGGGTCTTCTTTTACTGCAACACCTAACCACTGGGTATTAAATCAGTTCAATGCGTTTGTTGGCATTGGAACGCTTGACACAGATGATTGCGTTGTCAATCAAAACAATCATCTAGTACCAATTACAGGCAAGAAGCCAATAGGTTTTGACACTGTTTACAACCTAACTGTAGAGAATCAACATACCTTTATTGCTAATGGAATAAGGGTACATAATGCAGGATTAGGTTTAGGAATACGAGGGTCTGGAGGTGGAGGTAGCAAAGGTGGTGGTGGTCATACTCCCACTGAAGCTGACGACAACCTAAGAAGTGTTCAATATGCAAAAGTTTTAGATCTTATTTCCGAAGGTGAAATTGACGGAATAGAGGGAGGAGAAAAAGGTATCTATTTGAATGGGACACCTGTAAAGAGTTCTTCTGGTAGCGAAAACTTCACTGGATATAAAGTTGCGACTAGAAAAGGGACACAATCTCAATCTTATTTAGGGGATAGCAGAGCCAGAATAGAAGTTGAAAAGCAAGTTAATGTAGAAGTAAAGAAAGGAGTTTCAGTAACAAGACAGATTACAGATACAGAGGTTGATCGTGTAAGAGTAACTATGAGAATACCAGCGCTCCAAAAGTTTGAAAATGATGGAGATATTGTTGGTTCTAAGGTAGAGATAGATATTAAAATTCAGTACAACGGAGGTGGGTATAATTCTGTCCTAAAGAAAACGATTAAGGGTAAATCTAGTAGTGTTTATCTAAGGGATTTTATGATCCCTATCGACGGAGCTTTCCCTGTTGATATAAGATTTAGAAGGGAAAGTCCAGATGCTACTTCTACTAAATTAGCTAATCAGACATGGTGGAGTAGTTATACAGAAATTAAAGATGAAAAGCTAAGATACCCTAACAGTGCTTTATGTTGGCTCAAATTTGATTCAACACAGTTCAATAGTATTCCAGAAAGAAAATATTTAGTACGAGGAATAAAAGTAAAATTACCCAGCAATGCTTCAGTTGACACAACAACACATATAGGAAGAGTTACATACGATGGAATATGGGATGGAACGTTTGGAGCTGCTACTTGGTGTAACGATCCTGCCTGGTGTTTGTATGATTTAATGGTATCTACTCGCTACGGTGCAGGGATACCAGAAAGTTCATTAGATAAGTGGGACTTTTATAATATTTCGACGTATTGTAATGAACTAGTTAATGACGGAAAAGGAGGTCAGGAACCGAGATTCGCTTGTAATATATATTTAAATTCTAGAGCAGAAATATACAACGTTGTACAGCAAATGACCTCATTATTTAGAGGTATTACTTACTATGCGGCTGGAAGTCTAGTTGTTCTACAAGATAAACCCTCTGATGCTCAATATCTATTAGGACCAGAAAATGTTGTAGATGGACTATTTAACTATTCAGGCTCAAGTCAAAAAGCAAGACATACAACTTGTGCAGTTGCATGGCAGGACTACACAACTTTAGGAGAGGTTGAGTGGGAATATGCGGAAAATGCGGATGCAATATCAAAATACGGGATCATCAATACAGAGATGAAGGCAATAGGGTGTTATTCACAAGGACAAGCACAAAGAGCTGCTAATTGGTTATTGCTAGCCGAAGCGAATTTAACTGAGACAGTTAGTTTCAGTGTCTCAATAGATAGTGGTATTGTGATGCGTCCAGGGATGGTAATTGAGATTGCTGATCCAGTAAAAGCAGGTCAAAGAAGAAGTGGTCGCCTTAATTCTGCAACAGTTAACCAAGTAGTAATAGACACTGCCGAGAATGTATCTGTTGATCTGGGAGAAAGTCCCACTATTTCAATATTGATGCCAACAGGTTTAGTTGAAACGAAAGCAATTACGGGAATATCAGGAACAACCATAGATTTATCTAGCTCTCTAAGTGAAGTACCTTCCGTTGGGACGATATGGTTAATTGAAACAACAAATTTAGTCCCTCAAAAATTCAGAGTAGTTTCAGTTACAGAAACCGATCCAACTGTTTTTACTGTTGTAGCTCTTCAATATAACGAGAGCATATACAGTGCAGTTGAGAACAGCACGAATATAGAAACCCCACAAATAAGTGATCTTTCTGTTGCACCAGATCCAGTTACTAACATTACAGGTACTGAACATTTATATGAAGATGGAGCAAATGTATTAACTGCTTTTGATTTGAGCTGGACACCTCCTGTTCAGAACGTTTCTGAATATCTTGTCAATTATCGAATGGGAGATAATAACTGGGTTCAAGAGAAAACATTATCTCCATCACTTCAGATCAAAGCATTAAAAGCGGGTTCTTTAGAAGTAGAAGTACAAGCAACAAACTTTATAGGTTCTAGTAGTGAATTTGCTAATGCAACGTTTGATATTTTGGGTAAAACATCTATCCCTGCAAATGTCACCAATCTTTCAATAGAACCGATCAATGAAAACTCAGCAAGATTACGTTGGGACGCTACGACTGATTTAGATGTAAAGAGTGGAGGAAAGGTTCATA